CCCATCTGAAATAACCAGTTGGGTTTATGATCTTGAGAAGAGAGAAGATGCATATTTCTTTAAGACAACTTGGAGAGAAAATCCATTCTTACCACAAAGTTTAATTGATGAGATTGAAAGATTAAAAGAAACTGATGAAAACTATTATAGGATCTATTCATTAGGTGAGAAAGGTATTCCAACAACATTAGTATTCAATAAGTGGACAATAGCAGATGAGATTCCTAAAGATGCAAAACTATTAGGTAGGGGATCTGACTTTGGATTCAATAATGCTACAACACTAGTGGAAGTATACCAACGAAACGATGAACTTTATCTCCACGAATTGTTATATGTTAGGAATATGACGATGGGAGATATTGTTTATAAAATGAACGAATTAAAGATCGAAAAGACCGATGCGATATGGTGCGATAGTGCTTTACCACAAAATATCGAGGAATTAAGAAGAAATCGTTATAATGCAAAGCCAGTAGAAAAGAAGTCAATTCTATCAGGAATAGACAAAATAAAAAGACATAAAGTATACATAACAAAATCATCCCCTAATATTATTAAGGAGTTTGGATCGTACAAATGGAAGACAGATAAGAACAATCAATTATTGGATGTACCTGAAGACGATAATAATCATACGGTCGATGCGATTAGATATGTATTAGAGAGTACACTAAATAAAAGGCAAGGAAATTACAAAGTATTATGATAGAAGTACAAATTGGAAAAAAGACATATGAAGTATCAGATGAAATGTCGGTAGAACAATACCAACGATTTCAAGTACAGAAATTATTTTTAGAGAATACAAACTCAGCAAAGTTATTATCCGCATATCTAAACATACCAGAATCAGAACTTAAAAATGCTCCAAAGAAACAAGTAGAGTTTGTTGAGTCAATTATCTTCAAGAAACTTACAGATGGAGTAACAAAGGATATGATCTACACATTCGACTATGAAGGTGTAACATACGGATTTGAGAATGATTGGAAGAAGTTAGCTTGGGGTGCTTGGCAAGACCTTGAGTTTTTGTCTTCAGATGATATCACAGGAAACATACACAAGATAATTGCAGTTCTTTATAGACCTGTAACTGAAATGAAAGGAATCAAATATAAGATTGAACCCTACGATAGTGATACGATTGAAGATAGAGCACAAATCTTCAAGAAGATCCCTGTAAAGATATGGTTTGGAGCTGCACAGGTTTTTTTTTACATAAGCAACGCGTATATCACCAATATAAAGAATACTTTGGAGTTGAAGATGAAGATGTACAGGTTGATGGAGAAGGGGACAAAGATATTCCCAAATTGGCTCCGAAAGAAGCTACAGCTAGATTCTATTTTAACGCGTCAATTGAACTCGCTGGAAATGATATCACGAAAATGAGGCTTATAGATAAACTGCCGATTTATTTATGTCTATCAACTCTCGCTAGAAATAAAGACATTAGAGAAGCTGAAAAGAGAGAATTACAAAAAATGAAAAATAAGAAATGGAACTCTATGTAACCTATCATAAGATCTTGGACTTATTGCAACAATTCCAAGAATCTAATCCTGTACTAAAATCATTTGGGTATGGAAACCTTGTTGAGTTCGGAGATAATGTCTCTGGAAGAACAGCTCAGTATCCTGTAATGTATGTGGTTCCACAATCCATTACTTATGATCAGAATACAACCACTTACCAATTATCCCTATTATTCGCAGATAGATTGAATGAAGACAAAGACAACGAGAAAGATGCAATATCTGATATGTCTTTGGTAGCAAGAGATTTTATTTCTCAAGTTATGAGGGGTAATCTGATGAATGAAATGGATCTTATTATGCCAGTCACTTCTCTACCATTTATGGAGAGATTTAATGATTATGTTGCTGGAGTTGCACTTGATGCACAGATTGTAATATTTGAGGATGTTAACGCTTGTGTGGAATACCCAACACCAACCCCTACTTCTACACCAGGGGAACCAACACCAACCCCTACTCCGACTGCTACTGGAACCCCAACTCCTACTCCTTCCTTAACTCCTACTTTAACACCAACTATGACACCAAGTCCGACATCAGTATCTATTGATCCAGCAACTTTAGGAGCAACTTGGTGGAGTCAATATTCCAATAGTGCATTCTTGAATCTAACATTTCCAGCACCTTACGATGGTAATATCACCTATGTTATTGATGGAGTTAATGGTTCAACATTCTTCCAAAATCAAGGTATTTCAGCATGGGATAGTAATATATTTTCTGCCATAACTCCAAATTATTCAGGTGCAGCAGTTAATGATGCATTTGTACAAAGTTTTTTTAGAAGTCAAAACGGTGATTATACCAATAATACAACTGATTGGACATTCTTTGCTAGAGTTTATTATGATAATTCAAGAGCTTTCTTTACTGAAGAAGGAATACAAACTTCTGATATTGCTTATGGTGATCCAGTAAGATGGTATCAGATAAAAGTTCCTTTATTTGCACCTAATAGTTTGGAAATAGATGTGTGGGCAGATCCAAATACAGCATCTGGATTTGTTTTATTAACACCATCATTCACACCATTTATATGGCAAAACTTTGCAGTCAGAGCATTCCAAGATGGACCTGAATATAAAGTTGAATATTGGAATAACGGATCTTTGATCACAAGTGCAAGTACAGTTTATACAGCAGTACCACCAGCTGGAGGTCCAAGACAAACCCAATATTCACCTTTAGGATATCTTGCAGAACAATCTTGGTGGAATAGAAAATTAACTGATAGTGAAATGGGTCAGATGTTCACTTTCTTAACAAATAGATACGGTTAAAGATGAATCCTGAAGCGATGAATAGAATGGCGGATTTGTTGAAACAAGCAATTGTTGATCAACTGAATGTTCCATATCCATCACAAGGTTATTTCGGTGAAAGTAAAAGAGGATTCTCCCCAAGACAAACAAGAATTAAAAACCTTGTTAAAACTTTACAAGTTAAGTGGGAAGACGATATTGAATCAACAACTCCTATGTTGGTTGTTGAAATGGAGAACTACTGGTATTGGGTAGATCAAGGTAGAAAACCATCATTCAAGTACCCTCCATTACAAGACATAGAAGCTTGGACAAAAGCAAAACCATTATCACAATTTAGAGATAAAAAGGGAAGATTTGTATCTAACAAAACAAGAACATTCTTGGTAGCAAGAAGCATTAAAGAGTTAGGTTTCAAGGGTATAAACTTCTTAACTAAAGCAGAGAATCAAGTAATAAATCAACTAACTGAATTAGGTGAGACAGCTATGGTTGAATATTTTGAGAGATTGATTGATGAGGGGTTAATAACACAAAGAGACAGATAATATGAGTACAGTAATTCTTAAAAGTCCTGAACCGTTTCAACCCACAAAATCAGATGGGTTGTATTTTACAGTTTCAGCTGATACAGCAAATGAACCAAAGTTTAGATATGTTTATAATGTCTATGTTGAAGGTTATAAGATCTATGAAGGTAGAGCAACCCCAAATCCTTATGGTATTGGTGTTATTGATCTTTCATTAGTATTGGATAACTATGTTCAGAACTTTCCAATTGCTTATCACGATCAAACTGCAATCTTTGCTCACCAAACAAGTCCATTCTCAAGACCATACTCAAATGAAGTAGTAGATTACTATATTGAAGTTGGTGAAGAATATGCATCTACATTTGTTTCATCAATAACAGGATTTACTGGTATTGGAACAGAGGTAGGTCAACCATCCGTACCATCACAAACACAAAAAGCGTTTCTTGGAACTATGGGTGTTAATAGAAGATCTACAGCACCTTATTTTAAGATTGGACAATTTACATTATCAGGAAATCCACAACCAGCTTTCCCTAACACAGTTGATTGTTTATTCCTAACAAACTCCCCAAGAATAAGAGATATTGATACAAGTGAATATTATACACTCTCATTTACAAATTATAATTTAGGGGGACAATATCTATCAGAGCCTTATTATGTTGAGTATAACTTCTATGATGATAACGGATTTTTGATTACAACAGACACTTATTCTAACATCATTTCTAATGGTGGTGGGCCGATGACTTCTTGTACTCAAAACTATATTGATTATTCATTTACAGGAGGATCAAACTACAACATTCTAAATGTGGGAGCTGGTCCGAAAAACATTTATAACTTTCCTGGTAACACAAGTTATTATACCATTCAATTATTTGGTAAAGCAACTCCTGTTCCTTCAGCAACCCCAACGCCTACTCCGACTATCGGAACAACACAAACACCAACCCCGACTACTACACAAACACCTACCACTTCTCCAACCCCATCATCTACTCCTTGTAGTTGTGATGTATATTCTGTTGAGAGTAATGTAGGTTTTACAACCGAAGTATACTACACAGATTGTAGGGGTATTCCAAGAACACAATACATAGGATCATTCCAAATTATTGAGTTTTGTGCTTGTTCGGTTGATTCTAATCCAAACTATACTGCATTTAATGTAGGATCTTGTGCAGGTGTAACCCCAACTCCTACTTCTACTC